TGGAGTTTCAGATACAGTTGAGGTAGAGCTAGCTGTGTGTGTATGTTCTACTACTATAGCATCTGCACTACCACCTGTGCTACCTGCAGATGCAAATAAAGGATTACTTCCACCAACACCAACTAGTACTTGACCAGTACCATAGGCCACCCAAGTTCCAAAACCAAACAATGTATTTGGATTTGTATTAATCATAGCATTTACATATATTGATCCTACTGGATATAATGATTCTGCTACTAAGCGTACTAATGCGGTTGTAGCTACTTTTGTGCTTTTATCTAAAATAGGTTGTGTTACTGCAACTACATTACTTCCAATACTACCACCTGCTAATAGATTTAATGCATATGTTGCGTTTTGTACAACGCCGCTTACATTAGCACCTGCAATATTAGTTATATTAATACCATTACCATATAATTTTGTACTAACATTACCAATATTGGCTGCTGTAATATTTCCAGCACTAGTAACATTACCCGCAGTTATAACTCCGGTAACTGTTAAATTTAATAAATTACCAACTGTTGTGATATTTGGTTGACTACTTGCAGTTACAGTATTTGCAACTGTAGCAGCTGGTACAAAACCAGTTACGCCAGAACCTAAAATTCCAGTTAATTGACTACCGTTACCATTTATCTGTAAATAATTACTTGCAGTTACTCCACCTAAGTAGTTTGCATTGTTTGCATTTGATACTGTACCAGTAACTACACCTCCGTGTACTGAATTTGCTGTATCAGCTATTGTTGCATGAGTTGCATTAGGAACAAAACCACTTACGTTTGCACCAGTAATATTAGTTAAACCACTACCATCACCGTTTATTTGTAAATAATTGGTTGCAATAACACCACCCAAATACGCAGAATCATTTGCGTTTGGCACAGATCCAATTACATTCGCACCTTGAATATTACTTAAACCACCTGCATTTCCTATGAAGTTACCTGAGAAGTAATTAGCATTTGCTAAATTACCTAATGTAGCTGTTAATGTTGCTGGATCAAATGTAAAATATGAGTTAGCAGTAAAATTACCATTACCGGCATTTATTTGAATTTGATTTTTTAATCCACCGGGAGTACCTGCACCACCTCCACCTGATACAGTACTAAAACTTAAATTACCTGCACCATCAGTGGTAAGTACTTGACCATTAAATCCACCTGTTATTTTAAGATTAGCTATTGGTACGCTAATATTGTTTACTCTGTTATCCAATGTACTAACAATAATATTACCTACTAATTGACTAGCGTTAATATAACAATTAGCACTATCAGTTAATATCTGAGTTAGTGTGGTGTTTGATCCAACTGGTGGATAAAGTATAGGGTCATTACCTATATAGACATTTTGTGTATCGGTTGCAAATCCTAATTCCCCTATATCTAATTGGGGTAAATCTGATTGATCGCCGGTTCTTATTTGTATTTTTGATATCTGGACAATTGCCATAGTATAACCTTGTATATTATACTATTTATCAAGATTTATAATAACTTTGTGTAGTATTCTTCTAGTTTGCCGTACCATAAATTTTGGTACTTGTCAAATTCATTGCCCTCTATTATAAATTCAGCATAAATTGCGTTTGGGTCACACATAAAAATGACCCCTTTTCTTATTTTAGTCCCATGCAATTCGTTATGTGCAGTAGCATAAGCTGCCAATTGTATAAAGTAATCGTCAATCCATTCACGTTTCTTTATTTTATTTGCTTGTTTGTGATCCATGATGCTTTCACTTCCATCATGTACCCCACATAAGTCTGTGGTTCCTGCATATACTTTGGGGAAATATAAGGGAACTTCTGTACCCCAATATTCAGTACATTTAGCTAGTCCCTGTTTAACAATGCTCTCAGCCATTGCTCGTGCTTGCATACTATATGGATTAGTTCCGCTTTCTGTTAGTATGCCAGTCTTAATATAGTCTTCTAAGAACTTGTGCATTCTAGTTCCTCGACCAGCTGCTTCAGTAGTAATCTCAGTTGCTTTTTGTGTACCTACACGTTTGCGCCAGTTTTGTAATGCTTGTTTGCTTTCTTCAGTTTTAGTTGCATCTAGTATTGTAGTAACACTGGGGAGTTTTTCACCATCTGGTGTGGCATATCTACGACCTTGTGGTGTATCTATGCGTTTGATTTGTTCGTATTTAAATTTGTTTGAGTTGTACATTTATCTATTGTACAACAATTTTATTACAATTACAAGCCGTTTGGTTTATTAGCTTGTTTACTTGCCATTTGTTGTAATGTCTTTTGATTGTCAGACTGTTGTTTATCTTTATCACTAACATCATCATTAGGTTTTTGACTTTTGAATGTAACTTCATTATCATTAAGATTGGCAATAATCTTGTTTAATGGTTCTTTTTTAACTATATCAAATAAATCTTCTTTGTCAACAGGTACATCATGTTTTCTTAATATCTTTAAAAACATGTCAGTTGATAATTTCTGATCCTGACCCTTGTAACGTGATTCTAAATAGCTGGCTACAGCTGTTAAATTGACACGTAAAGGGTCATCATCAGCAAATTCAAAGAGTCTCATATTAGCGAATTGAACGACCCACGTTCGTATTCTTTGGCTCTTCCTCTTCTGGTGGTTGCTCTGGTAGTTCACCACCTAAGTCATCGCCCATTTCAGGCTCTTCACCACCCATACCAGGTAGTTCTTCAGGCATATCACCCATGCCACCTTCTGCACCACCCATCTCATCATTAAAGCCACCGCCTTGACCAGTGATTAAACCTAGTGCATCTTTCAATCCACCTTTAGTTTGTGTTAATGCTGATTGTAAACTTGTTAGTGCTTCAGTTACTTGTTGTTCAAACTGATCGGATTCACTAGTTCCAAATTCACTACTTACACCTTGTACCACTGCTGGTAGTTCTTTAACTAACATATCGCTAACTGATTCAATCATTTTTTGCATTTCATCAATCATTTCGTTAGCTGCTAATACAACTTGTGACTTCTCAACTTCCTCATTCTCCATAACAATAGATGGATTGTACATAGGAAGAGTTTTTAAATCACCATAGTGATGACTTAATGCTTGTTCCATGAATACTAACTTCATGTATGCAGGACTTTGCTCACTTGCTTTGTTAGTAGATTTCATCTCACTAATCAAACCCTTAACTTTACCAAGCATACGCTTAGTATCATATAGACCCATACCGTCTACATTTAGGTTTGTATTGAAATGTTCCTTCAATGCTTTCTTTGCATTAGAAGTTGGCTTGTTGTTAAATTCTGTTAGTTTCATAGTTTTTCCCTAGAAGTTTGCTAATAATATATTTATCTTATATTAAATTATTTTGATACCAATTTATACTGAAAGTCCTGTAAACGCTTGGTCATTAGTGCAAAATCGTCCAGTCTATCAATAATGGTGTCACGTTTTAGTATTTCTTCACGTATTTTAACCACAGCCAATGAGATAATTTCATTATCTTTGGCTTTAGCTAATATGTTGTTTTGTACTTCAATATGTGCTTTTGAGCTGGCTAACTGTACATCCAGATACTCTATATCTTTGGCCTGTTCTATTTTATTGGATTTATCTAATGTACACCACATAATTGCATTACGCAGATTATTAAAATTCTTTACTGTAAATGTCTTAAATTTAGATATTTTAATGGTATTTTTCTGTTCGGTAACTCTATATTCATTATATAATACATACCCATTTTGATCCTCATATACAATATGTTGTTGTATAGAGTCTAATTCTTTTTTGTCAAAAATTCTGGTTAGAATTTTAAACTTTTCTTTCTCATTCATCTTTGATAATTTCAAAATATATGTTCCTAAGTTCGGGTGAGGTATCTAAAAATCCTTGAATTTTATCATATTCTGTACCCAGTCTGATTATGGGTACTGATTCACAATCACTATATAAATACCCCAATTCCGTAAATCCATCGTTGAATACACTACTATGATTTATAGTAAATTCAAAAGACCAAATTTTTTGTTCAACTTCTTCATTATCATACATAAATCCAAAGTTTTTAAATTCTTTGAATAAAGATTCCGTGACAATAGGTTCTGTGATGTTTTCGGGCTGGCTACGCAATGATATAACTTGTATGATAGTGTCAAAATTGCTTTGACTATTTCTATTTTGTTCCCATTTTTTAATTTGTTGGATAGTACCATTTATTGGGGGTTTTCTATTTAAAACACCTGTCTTGGTAATATCAAAAAGGGTATAACATTTTATTCTATAACTCATACAGTATTTATAGGCATAAAAAAAGCCCAAGAAGTTCTTGGGCCTTTATAAGTTAAATTAACTAATTAAGCTAATTTGAATGCAGCTGTTGATACACCAGTTACGCTGATATCAACTGGACCTACACCAACTGAGCTACCTAAACCACGAATTGCAGTTTGTAGTGTGCTTGTTGTCCATGCACCAGTAGGATATACTGCAACACTCATTTGACCTGTGCTTGCTTCTACTTGATATAAATGAACTGTAGCTAATTGCTCAATAGCACGTAGAATAACTTCTACTGCACCGCCAGTAACTAATTCACCTGCGATATCAACTGCACCAGAACCATTTGTTGCAATGATTTTGAAGAAGTCTAGTTTTGGACCTTGTAACTGAACTGCAACACCAGTTGTGTTGATAGCTTGGTTAGAATTGTTTAGCGTTGCTAATCTGTCTAGTTCGAAGACTGGTAGTGAGTCACCATGTACACGTGTTTGAATTGCCATAATATTTTTCCTTTAAAATGTTTGAGATTCATATAGAACCTCATACATTTATTTATGCCTGGTAGAAAAAAATAGTGGTTTAGCGGCCTAATAGATTCTGACGGCTGAACCCCATTCTGTCTACAAACTTGAATCCGTTCGCTACATAACCCTCTTGAGTTTGAGTTCCGTCTTGTAGATAGCCCTTGACTGGACTGTTTTTACTAGCTTTGTCAAGTTGCTTGACAACAGGTCCCTTAAGCATATAAGTAGCACTCCATATTGAGAATGCCCCTACTAGTCCTTGCTTGTTAATGTCAAAATGCCCTGGAACTTTCTTTTTAGTTTGTGGATCAATATATCCAAACATTTTTGTTCTTACTGGATCAGTAATCTTTTTGCTACTAGCAAATTCTAAAAAGTCATTAAGTAAATTATTAAAGTTACCATCACGTACTTTTTTATTAATAAAACTAGTGAATAGATTGCTGTTTAAGAAACTTTTGCATCCGGCCGGTGCTACTAATAATTGATCTACCGCTTGACCATATTTACTGATTAATTGTTCTACTTTGTTTTTCTGTTGCTCACTATATTTTAATTTAGGCATAATAGGCATTTTGCTAGGAATAATTGCTACATTGCTATTATTCTTTAATTGTCCTATGCTACCATTTAAACTAGTTGCTTCATCTGTACTAGTTGCTTCTGGTGCTATATACTGATGTATTGCTATACCAGCAATCTTGTTTGCCATTAATTTACCAACTTCACTATCAATTGCTACAGTATATGTGATACCATTTGGATTTGCTTTAAATGTATATAACCCATCTTTTTCTTCTAAGGGTTGACTAAACAATAAATCACCCCAATAATATCCCTTACCCTGATCTTCTTTGCTTAAACCCTGCCATATTTGATTTAATATTTGATGTAATCCCGATCTGTCTACACCTCTGTCTAAATCATATTTTTGAAATAGTTGTGGTGTATATGCAGTACGTCCAGCTCCGTCTTTTTTATTAAACATATGCTTGTCCATAATAGCAAATTTACCATTAGGACCACGACCAAATATAATTGCAGGATATCCATCCCATTTAATTGTAACAATATTAGGATTTTGCACAGTCTTTACAATAGCATTTACTGCTGTTTGTGCATAACTACTGCCACCAATAAAAATTGCATCTTCAGGATGGTCTAAATGCCCCTTATCTTCTTTGATAACAGGGGCATTAATTGTTTCTAGTGTAGAGATTATTTCACGTATTGAGTTCATTGAGGTAGACCTGCATCATTTTTTGAACTTCTTCTAGCATCATTTCTATCCATCTCATCATTAGCAGCTTGAGCAGCTGCCATTCTTTTAGCATATGCGTTCCTAGATATTTTTGTACTAGGATCAGATTCTGGATCAGTAACTCTATAAGGCTTAGTAATTACTTGTTTAGCAGGTTCTTTGAATTTAGGTATTGAAGTAAGATTTCCTAATTCGGGGCCATTAGACCCTGTATCAGTTTTGCTAAAATCACCCATGTCAGGTACATTAGGTAAATCTGTTTTTGTTCCTGCTAAGTCTTGAGCTGGATTTAATTTAGGTTCTACTTTAGCTAAAGGAGGCACATCTTTAGAATTTCCTGCAGGTTTTACTTTGTTAGTTGTAGGTTGTGTTGTCTGTGTCGTATTAGTTGCAGGTGTTGCTTGAGTTTGTTGTGCTTGTGGATTAGTTTGTGTAGCATTGGTTGCAGGTGTTGCTTGAGTTTGTGGATTAACCTGGGTGTTTGCGACTGCAGGACTAGCGACCGGAGCAGGCGTAGCATTAGTATTAAATGATGTTACATTAGGAGTAACTTGTCGTTGACCACCTGAATAATTTGGGGTGTTGTTTTGTGCAACAGGTGTTCTTGGAATTATTGTTTGTTGTGCTTTCTGCATACGTTTCATCGTAGTAGAAGGATTGCCACCGTTATTAAATAATAACTTTGCAATTTTAGGATAATTCTGAGGGTCTACTTTGTTTAATTTAATTAACGCTATATTAACAATATATTCTAAATCATCAATTTCTTCTGGAGTATTTTTCATACTTCTAATCTTAGCTATTATTTGATTTGTGCTAGGATCTAACGATTGTTGTGCTTGTTGTGCATTTTGCGGAGCACCTTGTGCTTGTTGTGCATTAACTTGTTGGCCGTATCTAGCAGAAGGCATTATTGTTGCAAGGTTAAATACCGCAGAACCTAATTTTTTAAAATCATTAAAAGTTGGATTAGGTGGCAAACTATTTAATGCGTTCTTTAAACTTGCTTGATAACCTGCAGGTAAATGAGAAGGATCCCATCCATTTCTCTTCCAATATAATTGCATAAAATCATTGATATTGATATTGGGATGTGCTTGTAATTGTTGTTGCAATTGCGTTGCAAAGTTTTTTGCAAAAATAGGTTTTCTAGGGTCATTACCTGTGGGTGCATTTAATTTATTTGAAAGATTACCTATACCTTTTGTTATTAAATCGGTTATACCTTCAGTTACGAATTCATTAGGTTTCATCATTCTTCCTGATACTACGGGAGAATCTATCTTGGTCTCTAGCCTTGATTGCATTTAATAATTTACGCTCTAATACCTGCGCTTTTTCAGGATCGTAATGTTTATTAATCATTTCTAGCAAATTAATAGCACTGGTAATGATATTGTGGGCACGGCTTTCAATGACATGCTTAGTGTCACGATTATTACCAATGGCCTCTAGTTCTTCTAAAAGACTGCGAGTTTTTCTTTGCATAATGTAAGATTCCTATTAGTATTTATCATCTTCTTATATTGTTTAATAATGAATTAATACGTGCTTTATCTACACTATTTCCTTGTACTTTATGCTCTACGGGCTCCACAGACTCATGTATTTTCTCATTTATTGTGGTTACTGTACTTGTGGGCTTGATTTTATTCATAATCTCATTTGCACTAGGTTGAGGGGGTTTATAACTCTCAGTTCCCTCTGGATCTGGGTCGCTAATTCTTAATGTACTTAAATCAAAATTCAATTCAATATTTGTTCCTACCCCTGAACTACTTCTAGTTTTCATTAATTGTAATTGATATTGTCCCTTTTCTCTCATATGTCTACTGGTAAAGATACCAAATACGTTATCAGCAGTATTAATCTTACTAATACCACCTGAAATATGACTATGATCAAATTGAATTTCTTCAACCGCTGACCTATTTAATTGACTGGCAGTTACAAATAATACACGTAATTCTTTTGCTAAATTACGTAATTCTTCACTTACGTATTTGTCTTTAATAAACAAATCACTAGGACTTACTTTTGCACTTACGGGCATTAATAAATCTAAATAATCCACACACATCCAGTCTAATTTCTTTTTAGTCTTTACTTCTAATTCTTTACAATAACTACGTAAATCATTTACTGTGCTTTGTGCTGGAAGATATTTGATTTGAAAGTTACCGCTATGTTTAGCCAACATCTTAACTTTTAATTCAACATCATCAATATTTCTAAAAATGTCTCTGCTACCTGTATCAGTCATCATACTATCAATACGCATAGCACTTAATTCTTCGCTCAATTCTAGTGTAATGTATACACCATTTAATCCAGCTTGACTCCAGTTTACACCTAAGTTTTGCATGAATAATGATTTACCTGATCCACTACCACCAGCAAAGATATTCAATTCTCCTCTGTTGAATCCTCCATACAACTTTCTATCCATGCTTGGCCATCCAGTACTAATTTGTCCGTTACTATTTTTAAGTTGCAGAAGTCTCCCCCTCGGGTCAGCAAAGTAATCTGTACCCATATCTTTAGTCAAACTAATTTGAACTGCATCTTTGATTAGTTTCTCTACTGGATTATAATCACCCTTTTCTAATAAATCTGCTGCCTTAAGAATCGCTCTTTCTAGTTCTTGTCTACGTGTAAACTTTTCAAACTCATCTAAGAACCATTCATAGTGACCATCTTCAAAATTTTCTACTGGTTCTATTTCTACACCTGTTACTGCCAATACTTGTTCAGTATCAGGTAACAACTGATATTTCTCCATGTGTTCTTTAAAGAAAGTTGCTACTGGACGTAGGCTTTTATCAAAGTTATCTGGATTCATTATGTTCATTACTCTGATATATAACTCACTATTTGTTATCATCATACGCAAGAACAATGTTTGTACACCTACATTATAATTTTCTACCAATCTTTTTCCTTTGCATTTGTAATTTTATTCTACTGTTTGTTGCATTTTGCAATATACTAAGTAGCGTAGGTAGTTTACCATATCTAACTACTGCATCATTAACATCTTTGATGTTATCTTCCCAGTTTGGTAAACTAACACTATAACCTAACTCTAACGCACGGTCAATCATCTTTAAACCAGCTTCGTCTTGATCTGGAACTACAATTATTCTTTTGTTTAATGCATTTAATAACTGACTTTGTTCATTACTAATATCATCATGCATTACTGCAACACCATCAATGCTTAACGCATCAAAGATACCTTCAGTAACTATGCATATTTGATTTTCATATTTTTGTCTGTCAATGTTGAATACATACCCAGGTTGTTGGTCATTAAGATACTTGGGTGTTTTAGTATCCAAGAATCTACTTGTATTGCCTACGATTTTCTTTTTGTATGTATATGGAACAACGATGCGATTTTGATTGCGACCAGTGTCGTTTGGAGTAACTATAAATCTATAGTTGTCTATATCTATCTTGCGTTTCAACAGATAATCTACGTATACTTTGTGCTTTGGGTTATTTTTATCTAAGTCTTCACCAATTGGTAATTTCTTAGTTATAAACTTTAATGTAACTTCTTGTTCATGTACACTAAAATCTAATAAGTCTTTATATTGCAAACTTTCTAAACTCCAGCGTTGAATATCAATCTCGTCAACGCCCAACCATTCTAAGTATTTTCTAGTTTTATATCCAATTGGTTTACCTAATGTAAAACTACACTTATACCCACAGTTAAAACAATGCATGACCCAATTTTTGCCATTGATATTTAACCCACCTCTATATCTAGTATCTGGGCGATGACCGCCGTGATGAGGACAACAAACTGCGTTGAAACTTGTCCAACCGTTACTTGCTCGTTTTTTTCTTCCATGAATTAACGATAATATATCAAACATGTTACTATTGTAACATAAACTTAATGATAAAGCAATATTATCTGGCTAATATATTGCCAACGGTATTCACTGGTGTTGAGTTATTATTGATAGTAGCTGTTCCGCTAAATTGAAACTGTATAAAAGGATGATATCCATTAATAGTTGTAATAACGCTTTCAGAATATATACCAAAAATATTTGAGTTTGAAGTTTGATCTATATGCTGAATTTCATACCAATCACTAGTACCATCCACTGAACCCTGTAAAGTTATATTTCCATAGAACGAATTTAATGGAATTTGAAATGTAGTTTGACTATTAAAATTAGTAGGGTATACTGAACTATAATAATTACCACTAATATTACCATTTAAATCGGTAGTTTGACTAGTTATATTATTTGTATTGATTGTTACAACATCACTGGGTACATATGATGGTAATACGCTATCTACAATTTCAATAGATCCTCTACCGCCCAAACTGCTATCAACATATGCGGATACATTATACCCAATATCGTCAGGTAATTGTATACTATAACTAGCTATCTGAGCAGGAATAGTTGTTAACATATCACTAGTAATTCTAATTTCCGCTATACCCGTTAATGCTAGTACCGCAGTTAATGATGCTTGCAACAATATAGTTGTACCATCTTTGGAAATAACTCTAAATGTAATTTCTTTTCCAGTGATATCTACGGGTTTTTGTTCTTGATTTAAGAACTGGAACTGTATTCTATTGTCAGCCCCTTTGTTAAGTTTTAATTCTTTAGCGTACACGTTTTGATATCTCCTAGGTGAGGAACCTGTATAAACTATTGCTAGTTGTCTTGGTATATAATAATATATTGGTGTTGAGTACAATTTTGGCTCCTATCTTATATTTATTAAAAAATATTATATTGGGAAACCATTAAGACTAAATAAGAAGGACATTTAACATAATGATTAATAACGAATTTTTCAGAAAACTAAC